GGTACTCTGATCGGCGTCAATGACAAGGCGGTGCTGTTTTTTAGTGTGAACCTGGCCGCGTCGGATACGGTGGCGATCACTATCAACGGCACTACGCTGGACACGATCACATACGCCACCAGCGAGGCGGCTACCTTGCAAGCGATTGCGTCGCAGATCGAAGCGGTACGCGGGGTGGTCAGCGCGACGCCAGACTCGACTCTGAACACGATCACGGTTTTGAACGAAGAGGGGCTGTCGTTGAAAATTTCCGTGGCCTTCACTGATGCATCGGTAGGGGGCGGCGTGGCGACGGTGACGCATTCGCGCCAGGATGCGGCCTCCAATATCGCCACTTATCACACGACCGAGGCTATTCCGGTGCTGGTGGAGGGTGACGTCTTTGTCACGGTGGAGGATGCGGTGACGCCGGACAGCACGGTTTACGTGCGTTTCAAGACATCCGGGGATTACACTCCGGGGAGCGTGCGCGGCTCTGCTTCGGCAGGTTACGCGGTGGCCTGGACAGGCGCGAAGTTCCTGTCGAATGGATCCGCCGGGGGCGTGGCATTGCTGCACGTCGGGTCGTAAGCGAAGCACTCATAACGCAAAAGAAAAATAACCAATAAAGGTTGACTAAGCCTGGGGGCTGGTTGACCAGGAGGAAGAGACCATGTTAGTAAGACGCGATGCGATGGATGCTGCGCATACGATTTTCTTCGAGAATGAATTGCAGCATATCATGGCCATGGCGCTGGAGACGGAGTACCCGCAACTTCTGGCGAAGTCGCTATTTCCGGTGACCAACGAGGCGGGGCCGGGAGCCGAGCAGGTGGCTTACTACCTGTATGACCGGGTAGGTCTGGCGAAGATCATCAATTCGGCGGCTGACGACTGGCCGTCGGTGGATGTTTTCGGCCAGAAGTTCTACGCGGTGATTCGGTCGGTAGGCGCCAGCTACAATTACACGTTCCAGGAGATCCGTGCCGCTCGGATGGCGGGGAGATCGTTGGAACAGATGCGGGCGAATGCCTGCCGCGAGGCGGTGGAATACAAAACTGATGACCTGGGCTGGAACGGCGAACTCAAGTACGGGATTGTCGGGTTCCTGCGTCACCCTAACGTCACCAGCTATGTCACGCGCAACGGTGCGGGTGGCTATGGGCGCTGGGTGCCCTATTCCACCCTGACCACGAAAACCCCGGACGAGATTATCCTGGACGTGAACATCCTGCTGAACACGCCGGATTCGCTGATGAAACGCCAGGGGGTGATCAATACCGTGATGATTTCCCCGGACGAGTATGCGCACATTGCCAGCACGCCGCGCAGTGCAAACAGCGACACCACGATCCTGGAATTCCTGCGCCGGGTGCATCCGGGGGTCACGTTCATGGCGGCTCAGCCGTTGGCGGATGTATCACCGGCGGTGGTAGGCGGCGGGAACACGAGCAATCTGATGGTCGGCTTCCGCAAGGACCCGACCTATCTGCAGTTCCATGTGCCGCAGCTTTACGAGCAGTTCCCGCCTGAGACGAACGGCGTGCGCTGGAAGATTCGCGGCCATGAACGGACGGCCGGGGTGCTCATTTACCGCCCCACGTCGGTAGTGATCGCCGAAGGTATTTAACGACTCGTCAGGGATTGAAAAAGACTGACCCTCAAGCTCCGGGTTGATCCCGGCCCGGAGCTACCCTTACCCGATTCTGGACAAGCCAGAATGACAACAGGCGGGGACGCCTGTACCACCAAAATTAGGAGCCGCCCAATGTTAGTGGAATGGAAAAAAGCGAATGTCACGCGCCTGGGGCCGATGGATTCGATTCTAAAGCCAGGCGTGAACTTGCTCGAGGAGGGGGCGGTTGACATGCCCCTGGCCAACAGCGAGGTCAAGAAGTTTCTTGACGACGAGCAGGTGAAGTTTCAGATTCAAAAGGGTAACCTGATCGTGTTGGTTCCGCCTGCCAAAGAAGGCGATGCGGCGATGATTAAGAAGCTGACGCCGGAGAAGGTGGTGGAAATCGTTGGGAATTGTTTTATCCCGGCAGTGTTGGATTTCCTGGAATCTGCTGATGGTCGCCCGGCAGTACAGGCGGCGATTCGGAAGCAACGCAAGGAATTGGAACCGAAAACTGCTGAGGACGAGGAGTAATGGCCGCTGTGGAAGTTACGGCTTTGATTGTGGGATTAGCGCCACAGTACAGCAGCAATGTGGCGCTGCCCGCACTGATTACGCTGGCACAGGCGCAGCTTGAGCCGTCGGCCTTTGGAACGTCCTATGACCTGGCTTGCGCGTACTGGGTGCTGCACCAGCTTTCCGGCGACCCGGACGGGGCTGCCGGGGCGGTGACTTCGATCCGCAATGGGGATCAGGCCATTGGATATGCCGCTCCGAGCGGAGACGATGACCTGGAATCCTCGCATTGGGGAAAGAAACTCCTGGGGCTGATGCGAACGAATATCATCGGTTGCCGGACGGGGTACATTTAAATGGCGCCGAAATTCAAATACGGCGAGTACGTGGAATTCAAGGATCTGGGCTGGAGCGCTCTGGTGCGCGGTCTGGATCAGATTGACAAACGCGTCGTCAAGGTGGGGTTTCTGTTAAGCTCGCCGAAGCGCGAGGGGAAGGGCGCCATTGACATGGCGCGGCTGGCGGCGGTGCACGAATTTGGCGCTCCTGCAGCCGGTCGCGGGGGGAAAACCAAGATTCCGGCGCGGCCCTTTATCCGGCCTACGGCTGACGCCAAGCGCGCGCACTTCCAGGGGCGGCAGAAGGAGTTCCTGGTGCAGATCATCAACGGCCTGAAAAGCCGCGGTCGGGTGATGAATGTGGACTTGGCTCTGGCGCGCATGGGGGAGGAGATGGCGGGGTTTATCAAGCGTGCCATCGTGGATATGAAGAGCCCGCCAAATGCGCTGGCCACGCAACGGGCCAAGGGGCGCAAGGTTCGCGGGGGTGGACGGGCCATGTTTATGCAGATGAAAATTATTAATGGCCGGGTGAGCCGAGGCCGCAAGGTTTTTAATCAGGTTTTGATCAATAATCCTCTGGTGGATACGGGGCAAATGGCGGGGTCGGTGCGTTGGGCATTGACTTCAGACGTTTCAGGCGGGATCTAATGGCTGTCAAACGATCAGAAGATTACGCTCATTTGCAGGCGGCGTTCGATGCGCTGAACAACGGCGACGAACTGCTGATTGCTCCCGGGGAGTATTTCGGGGGAGGGGCGGAGACTACCAAGATTCCTCTGTCTGCGGATGGGCGGGGGATTTATGTATTGACGCCGAAAACGAATATCACTGTTACTCCGCTCGGAGAGGTTATTATTGCTCCGTGCTGCGTGACGGATGGGATATTTCTGTTGGGCTGTTCTAATTGGACGTTTGGGCGGGGGTTGACGATTCGCGATGCGTACGGCGATGGCTATTTTGTGGACGGTCGGAAGGTCAATTACTTTTTCCACACGCCTCGCGCGCACACAGGCGGATTTCACCTCTGCGAGTGTTCCGATATTTCTGTTGATACTCCGATTATTTATGACAATGAGGTGGGTTTTCACCCGGAGGATGGTGACCACATTACGTTGTTGGATGCTAATATTTATAACAACGGCCAGGCGGGGATCAGGAATAAGGATTGCGCTTTCCTGACGATCCAGAATTGCCGGACTTTTAATAACGGACTCTATACTAATCGCGTGCACCAGAACCCTGCGCTGACGGAACGGGCCAGTATGCAGGGCTTGTGCTTTTATGGCGGCGACGATCTGTTGGTGGATGGCCTGATTAGCTACGGGAACCAGGAAGATGCGATACTGAATTACTGCGGCAATATGCCGCGCACGGCGACGCGGGTGACGATTCGGAATTGCCAACTGCAAGCGAACAAGAAGGGCGAACATCCCCTGGTGGTTTCTTATATCAATATGGCGGATTCCACCTGGGAGATTTCCAATAACGGCTTGTGGAATGAGACTGAGCCTGCAGGCGGGTATTTACGCATTGACCCGCCCAGTGATCCCCATACGCCCTGGACGCCTCCGGCTGGGTATAGTAATCCCCTGTCGTTCGCACAGATGGCTCTGTATCTGGAGCGGCTGAACCCGCTTAGCGTGGGGAATTATCTCCTGAAGGAACTGCCCTCGGAAATTATTCCGGTGCCGCCGAGGTCGCGGTTTGCACGCTTCGAGCAAGCGATCATGGGACGTAGACCAGCGCCGGGGATTTATGATGACAATGGTAATTTTCTTATGAAGGGGGAGGCGACGCCGTTTAGCTTTACAGGCAGCGTGCAGCCATTAGATCCACAGGAGATGATTACGGTCCCGGAGGGTCGGGATTTTTCTGAAGCGCGGAAGATTTATACGACCTATAAATTACAGGTGGCGGATCGCGCTACGGGGGTGAACGCCGATACGGTGATTTTGCCGGAGGGGGAATTCGAGGTGCGATCGGTGGCTCCGTACCAGGGGCGGATTTTAGCGCATTATAAAGTCGTGGTGGTACGATGAGCCGGATGATTGACTATACGCTGCTGCGGAATAATATCGCGGCCTGGGTGCGCAAGGAATTGCCGCTGGCGGTGACGCTGACCTTTGAGCGGTTGATTGTCGAAAACGAGGCTTTCTACGCGAAGCTGAATACCAGGGAGATATTCGAAGAGCGTCTGGATTGGGCGACCAGCCATAACGCTACGCTGACGGCTATCGCGGCGGGATTTGCTGCTGAGGTGGAAGTGTCCGGCGCGGTGCTGGGCGGGCTGGACAGTTCGGGGAATTATACCACGATCACGGTGACGCGGCGGTCGGGATATGAGATTACCATTTCCGACGCGGTAATCATTCTCGAAGACGATTCCACGACTGAAGTGGCACAGACAACGGCGCGAGTACAGGCAATTTGGGCCAACCAGAATCAACCGGCGCCGGAGGGAACGTACCTGTCGCTTTTGATTCATAATATAGCGAAAATGGGGCATGACCAGCCCGGCGCTCCGGATGATGACGGCGAGGCGGAAATAGTGGGGATGCGAAGCTTCACGTTGTACGCTGAGGCTTATGGTGAAGGAGCAATCGAGGCGCTATCGGATTTAGCGGATTCGCTGGAACGGGAAACGATTACTGATTACCTGGTCGGGTTGAATCTGTCGCCGGTGGGAGCTTCGCCGGTGCGGCATATTGAAAAACAAGAGGGGGAGACGATCATTGACGCGGATGTGCTGGAGATCAACTTCGAAATGGCAGTACCTTACACTTCTGCGAAGGTGACGGACCAGGTCGGGGTAGTAGAGGAGTTCAGCGCCACGGTCAATTTATACGGGGCGGGGGAAACGGTGACGCTTACTATCGCTCCACCGGCTGAATAAAAACATTCTTGATAGAGGAGTAAATCATGGATACCAGCTTTCTGATGAACCTGACCGTCAACCTGCAGACGGTTTCGACCTTTACGCAGGGCTTTGGGATTCCCGCGGTGATCGGCGAGGCGGAGCGGCTGCCTTCTGCGGACATTCTGGTGCTGACCTTCGCTGGTGACATTATCACCGGCAATACGATCAACGCCAAGGTCAACGGGGCGGCCATTACGCCGGTGCTGTTCGATACCGACAATGATACGACCATCGCCAATCTCGCTACCATTTTAGCGGCCACGGAAGAGATTCTCACGGCGGTGGTTACCAATAACACGACTCACGATCATGTGATCACCTGCACGGCGCGGCCTTTTACGCCGCTGACGATTACCAACGTGGCGGTGACCGGAGGGGCTACGCAGACCACTTGCGCGGTGACGCGCACGGCGACGGCGGAGCGGATTGCGTTCTATGCTACGCTGGCGGAAATGGTGACGGATGGTTATCTGACCACCGACCCGGAATATGTCGCGGCTACGCGGTTCTTTGAGCACGTGGAACTCATTGCCGTGATCAATAAGCTGCATACCGTGGAGACCTGGGTGGAGGCTTTGAATTCCACGTTGTTGCAATCGAATGGCGGCAATTGGTTCCGGCTGGTGGCGACTACGCGCGATGCGCAGGACATTGAAGACATCATGACCTGGGCGCCGCCCAATTATAAGGTGTTCTACGCTTCGGATGATGATGCTGCGATTCTGACTTCGGCGACGGACGATCTGGCTTCGACGCTGCAGGACTTGCTCTTGAATGGGGTGCTGATTTACAGCGATTGGTCTGACGGCGTGGCCGGCCATGACCAATATCCCGAAGCGGCTCTGGCCGGGGTGATGTCGGCGGCTAATCCGGGATCTATTCAGGCGGATTGCAAGCAGTTGACGGGCGTGACAGCGGCCAACCAGGACGGCACGAACCTAAATACGACCCAGGTGACGTATGCTCTGGCCAAAAACTGCAACGTCTATGTGCCGATGGGCGGCACTTACGTGACGCTGGAAGGCCGGTGCTGCAGCGGGCAGTTCATTGACATCATCGAAGGATCGTACTGCCTGGCTATCAAGCTACAAGAGGCCTGGTTCAACTACAAGGTGAACAACGCCAAGGTGCAGTTTACCGACCGGGGTTTGGCGAAGATCGAGGATTGTTTCCGCCAGGTGTGCAAGCTGATGCAAGGGGCGGATTACGGCTTCCTGGAGAGCTACACCATTACGACTCCCAAGGTGGCGGACATCAGCTCGGCGGATAAGGGAAACCGCCTGGCCAGCGGGTTCATCATCAATGGAATTATGACCAATGGGGTGATCAAGGTCGGGTTGACGGTCAACTTGACTTTCTAAGGACAAATTAACTGATTCCCTTTTGGGAACAATGGAAATAGAGGTGTCAAATGCCGATGCGAGTACACAGCCTGGACAAGATCAATCTGGTGATCGGCGGATACACGCCGACAGGCCTGGCCAAGGGCGACGATTGTATCACCTTTGAATACGATGAGGACGCCTGGGCGGTACAGACGGGCGTGGATGGGGAGGCGTGCGCCGACAAGAACCTTTCCAAGGCGGGAAAGCTGACGCTCAAGCTGATGGCGTCCAGCGCTTCCAATGCCGTGTTGTCGGCAATGTTCTGGGCGCAATATGCGTCGGGGCTGCCTCTGCCGATTTTCCAGAATGACGGTTTGGGAACTTCGCTGCTGGAAGCGCCTACGGCGATGTTCCAAAAGCTGCCCGCCTGGACGGAGGGGCAGACGACCGGGGTGATTGCCTGGACGTTCCTGTTGAATGATGCTTACCTATTCCTGGGCGGGAATTACGCGCAGGGAATTGTTTAACAACGCATGGGGAGTAACTAACGCATGAGCATGGAACCCAGGACCAAGGAGATTGACGGGGTGGAATACTCCGTCAATCCATTTGCGGGCGAGCAGAGCTTTAAGTTGTTCGTACGGCTGCGCAAGGCGACAGACGGAAACTTCACCGACATGGAGAGCGGGGAGCTGATGGCGGTGCATCTGGCTACTCGTTTAGACGATACCAACGGTTGGGATCTGGTCAAGGCGCTGCTGGTCAATGCCAAGCGCCATTATCCCACAGACGAGGCAGTGGAGGTGATGAAGCTCTTCGCCCTGGAATTCGCCTCGGATATGCCACGCCTGTTTAAATTGCTGGCCTTCGTGGTGGAGGTCAACTGGGGAAATTTTTGGCAAAGAGGCGCTGGTGGGTTCGACCGTCAGATGGTGCTGGCGTCTCTGGAGAAGATGCGGACGGATCTGCTGGCGCAGATGAGCGCCGCGCCCTCCTTGCCGGACTCGATCCAGAGTTAGAAGAGGCCAGTCCGTACTGGCGGTTGGTAACCGAAAAGATCCCGGACTTAGATCTGAAGAGTTTTGATGACATAATGAAAATCAATGACCTGCTGGATATGAGAGCGGAACTGGCAAAAACCTATATGCCGAAAACGGATCAATGAGCGCCATTGCCGAAATCTATACCCTGCTGGGGTTTAAAGTGGACCCCAAAGGGACGGAAAAGTACGAAGCGCAGATGCAGACGGTGGCTAAGCGCGCCTCGGCTGTGGGGCAGAATATTGGCCGGGCGTTGTCGAATCCGTTCGCGCTGTTTGCTGGGGCAGGGATATTCGGCATGGCGGCGCACACGGCGGGGGATTTTGAAGAGAAGCTGCTGCTGGTGCAAGCGCATTCGCGGGCGACGGCCGATGAGCTTAAGGCGCTGCGCGAACAGGCTTTGGGGTTTGGCCGCGATACGGAATTTTCAGCATTGCAGGTGGCGGCGGCTCAGGAACGGTTGGCGGAAGCGGGGTTTTCACCGACCAGCATTCGGGCGATGATCCCGGCGTTGATTGACTTCGCCGATGCGTCCAGACAGGCTACGGAGGTAGCGACCGCGCAGATTGTGGAGACGGCCAAAGCCTACGGGGTCAGCGAGGCGGGGTATCTGCACCTGACGGATATGTTGACCAAGGGCGCGCAGTTAGCTCGGATTCCCATCGCGGAAATCACAGGGGAATTGAGCAATATCGCTCCGGTGGCCAAAGCACTGGGGCTGACGGTGGAACAATCCCTGGGGCTGTATGGCGGATTGCGCAGCAAGGGGATTCAGGGACGGCTCTTAAGCGCGACGCTGCGATCCGGGCTGATGGGATTGCAGAACCCCAACGATGCTTTCCACCGGATTACGGGGTATAAGTTTTTCTCCCCCAGCAGCCGGGCGGACATTTTCAAGCTGGTGGGTGAACTCAGCAAGATGAAACTGACCATGCAGCAGCTTGAAGAGATTGCCGGGCCGGGCTTTGGCGTGGGCTTAAAGGCGATCATGGACATTGGGCCGGAGGGGATGAGGAAATATGCCGAGGAGATCGCCAACAGCACGGGTGAGACGAAGCGGTTAGCGGAGGCTGCGGATAAGGGATTGAATTACCAACTGGCGCGGTTGAAGAACAACCTGGAAGCTCTGGCGATCACAGGGGGAGATACGGGGATTTTTGCGAATCTAACCACGATGATTATCAATATTGTTTCCTTCGCGGATAAGCTTTCACGGGCGAACCCGGAACTGGTACAGTATGTAGCGTATTTGGGGCTGCTTAACCTGACATTGAGGGCTATTGGTTTATCTCTTTATTCGCTGGCAAAAAACCCCTACGGATTTCTATTGTTGGGGGTGGCGGCTATGGGGTCGCAGGTTTATGGCCACATGAAAACCATGGCCGAGGAGGGTAGGAGTTGGCGCGGAGAGCAGAAATACGAAGCCTGGCATCCTCCGATGGCTATGGGGGCGCGGATTCCGACCAATATCAGTGTCAATGTCAACGTAGCGGGAAATGCCACTTATGAGAACGCTAATCATATCGCTGCTGTAGCCGCAGACAGTCTGGATCAGGCATTGCGCCAGGCCAGGAACAGCACGTTAAATACGGCGCCGGATTCGACGAGGAGTCCGTAATGGCTGAGAACCCGGTGATCATCGTCAATGGGCGGCGCGTCAAGGGATTGATGCTGGAGGGGTTTGACAGTTTCTACGTGCAATGCGACGTGGTCAAGCAGGAAGAATATACGTTCGAGTCGGAGGCTACGAATTACCCCATCGAAGATAGTGCTGACGGGTCGGACCATATTCTGCTCAAGCCTCAGCAGGTGACGTTCGAGGGGATCGTCTCTGCCACTCCGATGGTGTCTCAGGGTAGTAATAATACCTCAGAGATTGATGTGCGGGGTAAAAATAAAACAGAAAAAGTCAAAGTGATTTGGTCACGGCCTCCGGGGGCTATTGATACCAGCACAAAAGCGGCGCCGACTCAGGCGGCTTTCTACCGGCTGGAGGCATTGGTTAAGGGGAAATACCTGCTGACGGTCGTGTTGGGGCTGAAGGTGTATTACAATATGGCTCTGATACGGGTGCACGTGACGAAGCGGGCGGGGGATGGATCGGCGCTGAAATTCAATGCCACGTTGCGGGAGATCATCAAGTCGAACGTGCAGATAGTTCAGTATTACGGACCGTACCTGCAGAATCGGGCGGCGCCACCGTTAAATCGCGGGACGGTGACGGCGGTTACGGAATAATCAACCATTGAAAAATACAGGTGAACCGATGAGACGATACTTGCCTATTTTCCTACTGGCAATGCTGGTGTGCAACTGCGGGCCGGCCTGGGCACAGCAAAATTTAAGTTCCGGGACACTCTCGCCATTTATGTTGGCGGCGGGAGAGACGCGGTATATCCGGCTGGCGACCTATGATTGGAACGCCATGGACAATTTCCAGCAGACGCCGAAAGCGTTTGTGTGCTGGAATGTGATCGTGGACACAGTGGAGGCATCCAGCACGCCGATTGATAGTATTGCCTGGTCATATTGCAAGGCCTGGGGGTCGGCGGAAGGGGATACATTGGCGCAGCGATCAGCGACCGGGGTCAGGCGCTATGCTTATAATTATACCGGAGGTTTAGCTCTGGCAAACCTGGATCATACGTTCACTTGGACCCACGGCGGAAAATACTGTATGGTTATCAATCAGGATGGCGTGCCTTATTTCTGGATTGATTGTGCAATAACCAACAGCAATGCCGCGAAAGCTTATCGAATAACGATTACCAGAGAACAGACAGGGGTGAAAGAATGAGAACTGTGATCGCATGGACTCTGCTGTTGTGCGCGTTACCGGTTGGGGCGCAATTCAATGGCGATCTCTTTCAGTTGACGGCGCAGAACAACCCGCAACTGGAGATTGCTCCGGTTGGTACGATCAGCCTGACTGCAGGACTGGGCAGTATCGGCAACGGGAAAACCATTAATTTAACTCCGGGAAGCTACGCTTTGGATAAGGCGCCTCTCGGTGTTGCGGTGGATACAGTTTATATCATCGGATCGGGGTCCTGGGTGACGACCCTGACGGGATCGGATAGTTTAATTCTTCCCCCGGATAGCGCGACGCACGTTTTTTTTGAAGACCTCTCTATCGTCACCACAGGATTGGGGAATGCCCTGGGACGAGGTAATTACCACTTCAAAGATTGCGTGGTCAAGGCCAGGTTTCTGGAGGCGCGCGATTCGATTTGGGGGGAGCGAACGGTCTTTGAAGGCACAGGGACTGGCGCTGATTCGATGTGTTTCTCCTCGTATAGCGATCTGCTTAAGTGCGACCAGCGGGGGATCATGTGGACGTTCGGGCGCAGCAATTCCATCACCGTGCCAGTGACGGCCTGGTTGCGCGAGTGCAATGGATTTAGCACGACTACTTCTTGCCTGCATGTTCCTGACGAGAACCGCAATACGACGGTGTACGTCATGGGTGGTTATTATGAGACGACCGCCAATGCCTATGTAATGGGAGCGGCCAACGAAGCGAATGTGGATATTTCCGGGGCGACCCTGAAGACCTGGACGACTACAGCCGGGGTGGGCAATGCCGCGTTTTACGCCCATGACTCGGTTAAGGCGTCTCTTTATGGATCGAATTTTATCTCGGCCTGGCAGAGTAACGACTTGACTCTGGCGTTTTACTCGGTCTATATTCAGACCTGTGATACAGTACGGGTAGAGGGGAATTTTGGGAATAATGTCTGCTCTATTGACAGCTCGGCAGATCCCAATATATCGCCACCGATTATGTTGTTCTGGCGCGCCAACTATTTTGAAAATGAAACGATCACAATGACCAACCAGGAATTTGCGGCGCGGGTCATAGGGCCAAAGGGGAATCATTATGTGTTTGAATCGCTCATAGCCAGGGACGTTACATTAGGCGGAGAACCCTCCGATTTGGTTTTGCAGATTATGACTGCGACGGGATCAAATGCGCGGTTGATTTACAATACCTATGATAAATTACAGCAGGAACTCTACCTGGCAGGCACGGCGGGATTCCTCTCTATGGATCGGGATGGGGCGGCCAGAACCGGTATTTTACGAATGCTGAATAACAGCGGGGATTCAACGATAGTGGCCATGCCGGATTCGATGTACTATCTGGAAGGCATTGAGTTGGGGCCAAGATGACGGATAGATTCAAACTCTACCTGATCGTCTTTTTAGGCGCGGTGGTTTGTCTGTTGCTGTTGACGCGGGGATGCGGGAAGCCGGAGCCGGTAATTCCGCCACCCAAAACGGATACAGTGACGGTCATCAGTGTGGTTCATGACACGATCAAGATAGAAATCACCAAGAGGATCTACGTCGAAAGGGCGGTCCCGGTGATCGTGGACTCTGTCGCTCTGCTGGATACTGGATTCACGGTCATTGATGACGGAGCTCTGCGTATAGACGCGAGGCTGTCGCTGGGTTACGACCTGCGAAAAAATCTCTTTCAGGACGTAGCGCTGTGGTTCCCAACCATCGAATATCCGCATGATACTGTCTACGTCAACAAGTACATTAAAGAAACGATTTACAAGGCCGTCAAGACCTCGAAATGGCGGTACGTGGAGGCGGGGCTGGTAGGCGCGGCGCTGGGGTTGACGGTGTACGCAGTAGCTCAAGGACTCTAAAAGGAGAGATCATGCTTACTTATAATTGGTACAACCCGAAGTTCTGGGTTGCTGATCCGTCTACGGGGCTGGCCTCTGTGCGAAAGTTGGCGGGGTTGGCTTGCGTGGGGATTTTGATAGCAGTGACCTGGGGAACCATAGCCAAAGGGATGCCGCTTGGGGAACTTGTGCCCCTGCTTACGGCGGCCACGGCGGGATGCGGAATCTACGCGGTTGCTACGCCGTCGAAAGGTGCAACCCCTCCCGATGTACAGTCTGTGCCTTAATATGGCTCTGAAGATTCCACTATTCGATCATCCGAATTTCAGCCAGAGCGTAACGCTGGATGGCAAGGTTTATCTGCTCAAGCTGGGCTGGAATGACCGCGGCGCTTACTGGACGATTGGATTTTACAAAACGGACGGCACGCCATTGGTGACTTGCCGCAAGATCCTACTGGGACAGGAATTGGTGCATTTTCTGCCGGGCCTGGGGTTACCTCCGGGGAGTCTGATGGCGGTGGACGATACAGGGAAATTGACTTCGATCAGCCGCACGGATTTGGCTACGGGCCGGGTGAAATTGCGCTATATCCCGGAGGCGGATCTGTGAACTATTTCGACCGGACTTGTATCGCGCGAATTGGGCTGCGGGATTTAACCTGGCTGACGGTCGAAGGGCTGCACATGGCGTTCGAGGTGGAGAAAACTTCGACTCGGACTTGCAATACGGCTTCGCTGGATATTTGGAATTTATCGAAAGGCACGCGGGATAAGATTCACAGTGACGGGCTCTCTTTAGAGATCCTGGCAGGATACGAGGAGGCGGGCGGGCCGAAAATGATTTTCAAGGGGGATATTACCTACAGCAATCCAGGGCAACGCAAGGGGGGAAGCGGCAAATCACGCGGGGAGGTGTTATCGCGTCGTCAAGGGCCGGATATTATCACGCACCTGGAAGCGGCGGACGGCGACCGGGCGTTGCGGGAAACGCTGGTGGAAATGAGCTACAAGGAGGGATCAACCCCGCGCATGGTGCTGGAGGGGTTGGTCAATGCGTTCAAACTCAAGGGATTATCGGCGCGAGACGTGCCGGGATTGCTGGGCAAGATTTATCATAAGGGTTTTTCATTCTCCGGTCTGGCGGCGGATTGCCTAGACAAGCTCTGCAATGGTTTTGATTTGGAATGGTCGGTGCAGAATAACGTCCTGCAGATTCTGCAGCGGCGTTTGGATAATGGATCGGAAGTGGTGCTGCTGTCGCCGGGAACGGGGCTGATTGGGTCGCCGGAGCGGATTCTGGATTATCGCGGTTGCCTGAAAGACGAAGACGATCCCACGCAGGAAGTGCAGCCGATGCGGGTTTACATTTTGAAACCGCGCCGGGTGCTGAAGGGGTGGAAAGTTCCGGCCCTGCTACAACCCTTGATAGAACCGGGCGGGCGGGTGATGCTGCAATGCGCGGACATCCCGGAGGCGACGCTCTTCCGGGTCTGGGAGGTCAAGCACAAGGGTGATACGCACGACCAAGGGCCGTTTACCACGACGCCGATCTTGACTGAAATCGAGGCGGCTTAATGGCAGCCATTGAAATCAATGAACTGATTCAGGACGCGATGGCCGGGTTCATGGCGGGGGTGAATTTCGCTCTGCCAGGGAGGGTGGTTTCATACAACGCCGACGAACAGAGAGCCTTGGTTAAGCCGCTCATCAAACGCCGGTACAGCGACGGGATAGCGCGGTCGCTGCCCATTGTGAATGGAGTGCCGGTGGTTATGCCGCAGACGGCGCGGGGCGGATTGATCCTGGACGTGCAACCAGGGGATTTGGTACTGCTGGTATTTGCGGATCGGTCGCTGGACAAATGGGTGGCGTTAGATGGGCGGGAGGTGGACCCGGAGGATCCGAGGCGATTCGATATGTCTGATGCTGTGGCGATTCCTGGGGTGTGGCCGTTTTCCCACCGGATGGCGTCTACGGCCATGCGGATCAAATTCAGCAATGGGAAGATCGCGATAGGGAAAGATGCGCAACATGAGTTGTTGGATTTATTAAGTCAACTCTTGACCGTATTGACAACAACCATTGCGAACGGCGGATTAATCACTGACCCAATCAGTGGGCCGTTGCAGTTGGCGCCCTCGGCGATGGCAACGGTAACGCAGATCAAAACCTTGTTAACCGTCATTAAAGGGAGTCTGTAAATGGGATTGCCCTTAGATGCTGAGGCTTTAACGGCGGCCATGAAGGCGGAATTTTTGTCGGGGGAATTCGCTTCGGATTTACCGCCTTTAGATGATCTGTGCGCGAATATTGTTAATTCTGTTGTTGACCATCTGAACGCCCGGCTGGATTGGATCCCGGTGGGTTTGATTTCCATGTGGTCAGGTACGATTGCTACGATTCCTTCGGGCTGGCGATTGTGCGACGGGACCAATGGCACGCCGGATTTAAGAGACAAGTTCATCGTGGGCGCGACAGCGGACGAGGCGGGAGCGGCCAAGACCAACGTGACAGGATCGCTGACGCAGTCGGGCGGGGCAGCAACGCATGATCATAATGACCATACCGTCACGCAGCCGGCAGCACACAGCGATTTGACTCATACCGGGCTGGCAGTTGGAGATCATGCCGCTCTGAGTCATAGTGGTGCGGGGGTTGGGGATCACAGCTACACTCCGGCCGGGACGGTAAGCCAGCCGACGTTCACCGGTGACGCTCTGGCAAACCACGGACATACTGCCGGCACGTTGGCGGTGACGGCTCATACGGGCAGGACTTCACCGCAGGGATCGGGCGCATCCGTAGCAGTTTTTAATAATGCTTCGGATTTGAATCATGCAATTACCGGTGCTCCGGCGGACGCTACTGGAGGGACACCAGCCGGAACGGTAAGCACTCCAACATTTAGCGGGACTCCGGCGACATTGTCTCATAGCGTAACTCAGGCCGGAGATCACGCAGCCCAGGGGCATTCCGTGACGGCGCCCGCAGATCATAGCCTATCGGCGCACAGCGGAGCGGCGGTGGATGCTCACAGCAGCGAGAGCAATCTGGACCCATATTATGCGCTGGCGTTTATCATCAAGGTGGCGGCATGATCGTTGACCTGAAATTAGACTCCACGACCTGGGATCTGTCCGTTGTGGATTACGACCTGGTACTGGTGGCGGGAGTGGAGCGGATCAAGCAGCAGATCTTGATCCGGCTGCGGACCTTCCGGGGGGAGTGCGCTCTGGATACGGATTTCGGGTTCCCCTGGCTGACGGATGTATTCAAGAAAAACCCGGATTATGCGACCATCGAAGCGCTGATGAAAGCAGAGGTTCTGGCGGTTCCGGGGGTGACGGAGATCACGGCGTTCAGCTCTTCGGTGAATAAATCCACGCGTGTGTGGACGATCAGCTTGACGGCCAGTTGCAGCGAGGGGATCATAGTGATCACGGATCAACAGATATAGGGGCTTATCATGGCTTTCGGGGTGACGACAGGGGGGTTTGTGATCAAACGGTTGCCGGACATTGTGGCTTCGCTGGTGACGCGATTACAGGCCAAATTCGGGTTGCTGGGCATGACTATCAACGTGCAGCCGGATAGCGTATTCGGACAGCTTATCGCAGCTTTGGCCCCGGAATTTTCCGACGTCTGGCAATCGCTGGAGGCGTCCTACCTGTCCATGTATCCGGATAGCGCCGAGGGTTACCAGCTCTATCAAGTGGGTTCGATCAACGGCTTGGAACCGCTGCCGGCTACGCAGTCCATTGTGGAGGGGGTTATTTGGGCCGAGGTGGGTACGGATATTCACGCCGACGAGTTCTACATTTCAGTGGAAGAGACGGATGAACAATTTCTCTTGATTGAGCAGGTGATCATTCAGGACGTCAACCTGGCGGCTTGCCGCATCAGTGTACAGGAGGTTTTAACCGATCCGGACGCCTATGAGATCACCATTAATGGATCGTTGACCAGCATCCTGGGGCCGGGCGGCACGGTCGAACAGTGCGCAGAATTTATTTCCGATACCATGAATGCCACTGGGGATATTATCGCTTCATTCGAGGGGCAATATGTCACATTTAAACCGGTTGACAGCGCCAGCACGTTTACCATTGCTGTTGGACCGGTGGGTGATCTGATTATTGAGGAGATCGCCAATTTCGGGACCTTCGAGGCGGTTAATGCCGGGGTTGTGATCGCTCTGACCGGGACCTTGACCCAGATCGAGACGCCGGTCGTAGGGGTTACGGCCGTTGAGAATTTGGTGGACGCTACGGTGGGTGAGGCGGCGGAAACCGAGCAGGAATTCCGGGCGCGGAGATTGATTTCGCTGGCTCTGGCCGGGGCGGGAACCGATGCGGCAATTAGAGCGCACATTCTGGAAATCCCGGAGGTGACAGGGTGTTCGGTGACCAGCAATCGCGGCTATACTGGGCCGGTGACAAACTGCCTAATACGGGTATTATTCAACGGCGTTGCTACGGCTTATAATTGGCGGATTGACGCTGACGATCAGACGTATGCCGAAACCGATCCAGGCGCGACGACGGCGGAAATCGCGACGGCCATTGCGGTGGTGATCAATGGGACGGTGGGCTGCCCGGTGGTAGCTGAGGCCGTAGACGACGTAGTTTATCTAACGCTGGCTACGGGAGAAACCACCGCGACGGTTTTCACCTATACCACTCCGATTGGGATTTTATGCGGGTTACGGCTGGAAACCACGTTGGGGCTGGATAGTGCGGCGCATAGTTTCCACGTCGTAGTACAGGCGGTGGACACGCCTGCGGTCAACCAGGCCATTGGAGATATTATCTGGCTATACCAGGCTTCAGGTATTCCTTCTACGGGAGCGGTGGAGGTGACGGTGGTTGACGTGGAGGGGAATGAGCAGACCGTCTACTTCGACCGGCCTACAGCGACGCCGGTGTATATCCGGGTGACGCTGACGGAAAACACCGAAGAGACGTTCCCCACGGGCGGGGAGGCGGCGATCGCGGCGGCTATCCTGGAAGCGGGGAATGCCTTGCAAGTGGGTGAGGACGTTGTCCTGGGTAAATTCAACTTGCAGATATTTGCCGTACCGGGGGTGGCTACGGCGGTCATCGAGCAATCAGTGAATGGGACGGATTACTTTACCACCAACCTGGCCATTGACAGTACGCATTTGGCGACCTTCGACAGCGCCAGAATTTCTGTGAGTGGCATCGAAACATAAGGGCTTAAGATATGCCGGCTGCGGTTACTCCAATTACCGATCACACGGTGCGAGCGTTGGCTGCATTGCCGACGCAATTCCAAGAGAAGGATATTCTCCGGGCGATCGTGGCGGCGTTCGCTGATGAAATCCAGGAGATGGAGGATGTGGCGGCGGATCTATGCCTGCTGCGTCAAATCGTGGATTGCACCGGAGAGCAGTTGGACGGCTGGGGAGAGATTGTAGGGGAGCTGCGCGCGGGGCGGTCGGACGCGGATTATCGTACCGGGATTTACGCCAAGATTTACCGGGATAATTCCTGCGGGGAACCTAACCGCATGATTACGGCGGCCAAGACGATAACCGGCGCCGAGGGCGTGTTGTACGCTCCGGGGGCGGCGGCAGCGACATACAGCTTGACGATCACCAATGCCACAACCGAACCGGCCAACATGCAGACTATCATGGAAGCCATTTCCCCCAATGGAGTGGGGGTGGATATAACGTTTACGCCGTAATTGAAATAGGAAAATATAACTGGTTGCGGAGGTAGAGTGAATGCAGGAAAGTCCGCTGTGCCTGGAACACGCCAAAGCCATTGAGAGCCTCAAGAAAGATGCGGAGCAATCTGAAAAAGAGAGACAGCTTTTAATCAATACTGTGCTGGGGAAAAATGGAACACCCGGCATGGATGAGATGGTTCGCAGTATTCACGCCTGGATGCTCACCCAAATAGAGACGCAGAAACAACGCCGGAAAACAGCCTGGGACACATTTATCAAGCCCCTGGTGCAAGCGTTGATCGTTGGCGGCTTGACATACCTGGGACTGAAGGGGTAATTTGCATGATTGAATTTCTCCCCTGCTATCTCCGCACGATGGGACACGAGGGGCATTACAGCAACAATCCCAGGGACAAGGGTGGAGAAACGTACCGGGGGATAAGCCGGGTTTATCACCCTGGATTGCAACTCTGGGCGATTATTGATGGCCAGAAATGGCGGTCGGAGTTCCCGGCGTGTTTGCGGGAGTCGGCGATCCTGGCTCACGAAGTGGAGAAATTCTACTACCGGGAATTCTGGGTGGAGTTGCGTTGTGACCAGTTGCCGGAACAGGCATTAGCGGCAGAGGTATTCGACCAGGGTGTAAACCTGGGCGTGTATGACGCGGCGCTGTACCTGCAGGCGGCGATCAATCTACTGAACAAAAAAGGCGCTCTGTGGCCGGACATCCCGGAGGACGGAATCCTGGGCGGCCGGACTTTGGCAACGGTGCAGGGCGCCTGCAAAAAGGGCTGGGGAAGAAAACTGCTGCTGTGGCTGAACGTCCTGCAGGGAGCACATTATGCTCTGGGGCGGAAAGCATTGCAGGAGGCACTCAAAAAACGCAGCGAATATGGGGAGACGTTTATCGGCGGGGGATGGAGTGACCGGGTGGAGTTGACGAAAACTTAAGGATAAGACAAAGCAGACAGGAATTAAAAACCCCCGGCGTTCACCGGGGGTTTTGGTTTTTGGGGGGATATGACCAGCGCCACAATGCCGTCAGGGAATCGCACAGGCGTGCCCTGCGGGGCGATCAGGGACTAAGGCGAGTGTGTTTTTTAGGCTGTACGTTTAAGGTCCTTGACATTGAGAACCTCAAAGCATGGGCTATAATCCCTATCAGATCCACTCACGCCTATTAACCGTGTCTCAAATGTAACCTCATAATTAACATCAAACGCAAGTTTCACGCCGCTTAGGTGGTCATTTTTTTCAAGCAATTTTTGTAAGTTATTTAATCGTAGGCGGGCATACTTCTCGTTACCCCACAGGGTGCTTGGATAAGAAAAATTAATTTTAATTTCCGCCAAAACCACGCCATTTGAACGCCCTCCCTTATCTATTTCGCAATATGGTCCAAGTTTACTATCAACTAAAAGGTGTAATCGGAAGGGTATTTTATCATGCCATCCATTATACAGTTCTTTCATCATCGGCTCCGGTTAGGGTGTAGATATTTTGGGGAAAGACTGAATCCGACGATTGGCTGATTTATGTCGGGGTTCCAATCGCCTGTTTTTAGGCAAAATGAGATTTTGATTCCGACCCCCTCTGTGTCATTAATTACCTCACAGCCGACGATGGTAAGGTTGTCAAAATCCCACTCGTAATCCGAGGGTTTGTTTTGATGGTCGAAAAGGTAATGTATCAAATCCCTATAATTCGGAGCTAACCCCCTTATAACCCTAAAGGCTGGATCTTTTTCTAATAGGGTTATGACGAGTTCAGTAGCTTGTTTCTTTAGCATCTCAAGTTCCGGTTAAACACTTCCAATTTAAGCATTTTACTGGCCGGAATCAAGCACAATCCCGGCCAGATTGCGTTACCACCACAGTTAGGGGGTTTCTTCTGGAGCGGCACGTTTGGCCGCGTCGAGAAACAGATAGATGTCGTTCAAGTGCCCGATGTAACCAAGAAGCTTGTTCTTCGGGATTGCCTTACTGAGTTCTTCTACTGTTTCCTTAGTCCTTTCAGCTTCCTGTTTTGTAAACTGTCCCTGTGCCATACTGCTCCTTGCCTTTCGGCGGTTAGGGTTGATTCTTCCAGTATTTGATGACGCCGCCGACGAACGCCTGCGCGTCGGGTTTGGTCGCTATGGCGGTGCGTTCATTGGGGGAGGTGCTTTTATCGCCCTGGCCCTCGTTCCAGGAATTGAACATAACGATCCGGCTGTGGCAGAGCTGCGCGTCACCGAGCATCTGCGTAATGGTCTGCCCGTCATAATGGGGTATGACCAGGGGCAGCGGGGGGAGATTGCGGATCTGTTTTTTAATGACGCTACGAACCGGGGTGTTGTCAAACTGCCAGAGCAGGGTCGGCACAATGTTGGGGTAGATCGCTCTGGCCGCGCCGTAATCGAATGTGGTTTTCTGGAAATCCGGCACGTCTTTAGGCAGAGGGCTGGGCGCGAAGCCGTCAAACAGCAGAGCATACTCGCGCACGTCGTGAAACCAGCCGGTCCCGATGGTGTAGCAGGGGGGTAAACCTTTCTGTAGGAGTTGCCACTCTGAGGGGGTACGGTCACTGACCAAATAGAGGACGATCACCGGCTCACCGTTAATTTTCAGGCAACCGGGGCGACCGAAGAACTGATTGACAGCCTGCTTGACTTGGGTGGCTTTGCGTTCGCGGCTAATATTCGGCGCGTCAATCATGGGACAGAGGGGGAAGCCGAGGCGTTCAGCGACTTCCAGGCGCATTTCTACCGAGGCAAGATCGTAACCTTCCCACAGGGAGATGGCGAAGGCGTCAAAGCCGCAAGTGCGGGCATTGAGGCAATCGCGCTCGAACTGTTTGGCGTCGAGGGGGTTTGACCAGGGGAACTCCCAGGCCAGGGCGTATTTGGTGACGGCGTTGGTGCTGCTGACGATCAGCAGTAGGACGAGTAAAATTAATGGCAAGCGTTTCATGGGTGTTCCTTTCTTGTTGGTACAGATTAATGTTGGGCGGCATTATTTCTTCTTGCTCAGATATTTTGTGACGTCGTCCCAATTCGAGGCGGCTTTAGTTAAGACCTCCCGCTGCTGATCCTCCTCTTGGACGATCTTATCCCACAGATCCGTGTTTTTGAGTTTATTAATTTCATCCTGAATTAGCTCGGCGATTACCGAGGGTTCCAGGGCGTCAAGCTCCCAGGATTCATCGCCGAATTTGTTCAGGTAGCCGGTAGCGCGGGAATCGGTAAGTTTGGTTGGATTGGGCGGGGGATTATACTCGTCTACCTGATCCATATTTAGGGCGATGCGAATCACTTCGGGAGGATCATAGCCCTCATGTTCCACAAATAAGGCCAGGCGGTCTGTGATGTCTCTGGTCATATCTATGCCGGAGGGGTCATGGTCGCCCAAGTGGATGATCGTGGGGATTTGATCGTTTTCAAAATATTTAATCAGCCGCTGCCCGGCAGCCCAGACCTCCGATTGAGACGTATATCCCCGGCATGAGAAATAGGGCACATCATTTTCTTCACAAACCCTGGCGATCACACCGATTAAAGCGTCCTTTTCGATCCAGACTTCGGGGCGGTAATTCTGCCCCTGCCATTTATTTAAAGCGTAGCTCCGGGCCGCTGAATTGATTATATCGGAAGGTGAACTCCAGTGGCTATTCGCACGCAAGTTCCGGGTGCGGTCGGTAATATATTTCCAATCAAGCATACCCGCCAGCCTGGCATCGTTGATGATCGATCCCAGGCGTTTATACTCGGTGTCTTTGTTGGGGATTAGGCCACGACTCACGAATTGGTAATAAAGTTGCCTCAAGGTTAAATCGAACCCCTGTGCGGCATACTCTTCACAAATCTTGTTGGCTTGGTGGATGATAACCAATGAGCCAGATGAGAAGTTCTTTTCGATGTAGGTTATGCGGGGCATTATATCTTCACCCGTGAGGTCGCTCGCTTGACCCTTTTGAAATTCAATATTACCCTTCCCTTGATTAATTCTCCCAGGCGCCAAAAGCAGGTTGAACAGAGATATACCAACATTCCGTTCTTGCCGAAACTGATTTCGTGAGTAGCCCGAGGGCGTGGGTGTTGATCACAACAAATACAGTTGAAGATTTCTCCGGGCTTGATTTCGTGGATTTCGATCATATTTTCTCACTCCAAGGGTTAAGGAAAATCATTCTTGACACCTATTTATGTTTCTTGTCGCTTTCCCGTTTAAAGTCCGGGATGATCATCCCGGAAGTCCGGACGTCGCAGCTGCTCTTCCAATCTTGGGATTTTACATTCGGGAAATTATTTGACAAATATTCTGGCAGCCGGGTTATCCCGGCAACTCCACGTTGAATATCCCCAACTGGCCCTTGCAGGGGAAGAAGCAGATCGGCACTGGGTTAATCAGATCAAGGTGCATAAGGCCGGGTTCAGCCCAGGGGCTATTGCACTTGGGATCGTTGACGCCAATGAAGTCTACATAGCCGATTAGACCGCCGCGTTCAATTTGATCCGGTGATGGGATTTTCTTGACCCCACGAACTGAATATCCCGTTAGATCAATCCCTTGCGACGCGTGGATGTACAGCCTGCCACGGTATTTTGGCGGATATTTCCAGGTACGGTTTTCCACATTCTTCCCGCCGTGAATTATCAGCCAGGCCCAGGGCTGGCGGACGGATAGGCATTTGACGGTCATGGTTTCTCCTGCGATTGATAGGTGACTCCGCACACTCCTTGCGGGGACCAGTGATCGCCGGAGCGCAGACGCTTGATTTGCTCTTGGCAGGCTGGGGTTCCGCCGCCGGTGATGACGAAGGTGCCTTGGGATGTCAAGCCTGCGTGGGTGCCGGTGTAGAGCTGCACGGTGCAACAGGAATCCGACCAGAGGCTGACGTAGAAGAGACTGTCCGGCGAGACCTGGACGCTGTCGTACAGGATACACTCTGAATTTGGCGCCGGCCAGGCGTGAAGGCTATCCACCAGCAGCAGGCCTACAGCCAGCCAGAAGAGCAGCAGGAAAGCAGAGATGATTAAATTCGAGCGGCCCGGATGGGCGGCGGCGCGGTTGAGAAAGTGGTCAAGCATGGTTACCTCTTGCATGAATGATTTGTGGTCGGGCCCAGCGGCGCTGGAATGACGGCCAGCGAGGGCCGTAGGGAGTTCCATCTTCATCTTTCCATAGCATGGCCATTGGCGTAAACCCAATAGTCATTGTCTGCTGGAGTCGTTCCTCAGCCCATTCAAGCGTATCGTGGGGATGGCCGATCAAAACGTAACAACGTAGCGCGTGGCTGTGGGGGTGCATGGGGAAACCCGCAGCTTTCAGTTTGCGGCCAGCTTCGATTAAGGGTTCAAGGTCGTCTTTCGTGTCGTAGGCGAAAAACAGTTGCTTAGGTTTTAGGTCAAGAAGTAAATCAATATGCCAATCCTGCAAAAGTTTAGCCTCGAGGCCTCCGGTAAATTCGGCTTTGTGGGGTTGGCTTTTCAGCATGGCGAACACGGCGCGGATATGCGACTCGCTGCATTGCAGGATATTGTTATCCAGCAGATTCCAGCCCTCGGTGATCGGGAGTTCGCGGAGGGCGCCTTCGCGCTTCCACACCGAGCAGAACCAACAGTGATTATTGCAGCCACGGCTGGTGATCACGTAGCCGGGTTTCAGATAGCGACCGGGAATGAATTCTGTTCCGTTATCCCCATAGGCGGGGCCGCCAATTTTGACTAAATATCCTGCATTAGTCCAGGCTTTAGCGTATCTTTCTGCATCTGATTTATCCCAAGTGAAAGCTACAGAAATATGAACCTCACTAATATCGCCCGTAAATAATCCAGGATAAGATGCAATATACGCCAACTCGTCTGTCGGGGTGGCCTTAGTGCGCCGGGGAAATACGCGGAGGATTTTCACTTTTCACTCCCAATTCTTGATGATCGCGCCGACCTGGCGGGCGACGCGGTTGTAACGTTTCGTGTCAATAACTTCGATGGTGATTTCCGGGTAGTAGATTTTCAAGCGTTTCAGGGCGGTGCGGTTTTCGGAGGTCATATAGCCTTTGACTTCCTGGTATAATATGCTGCCGTCATTTTGGGTGAGGCGGAAGTCGGGTTTGTAACTCACGACGCCGCGGCGGATGCCCTGGCCGGTCCCGCGCGGCTGATCAAACCACAGTGTAAGAGGTTCGTATTCCCACTTGAAGATCAAACCCTGCTGTCGCTGGAATTCCAGGTATCTCGCCCAGTTACTTTCCATCTTGGACCGAAAGTGCTGTCCAAGATCGGCACGTGTTCCCTGAAGGCTGGGGATTATGGGTCGGCTCATGGTTCCAGGTTCCTCGTTCTGGCTATGACTTCGCGCAGGTGCACCAGGGCGGGAGGCGGATTGCCGAAACTGGTGAAGCGAAAATACTCGTGATCGGTGATCAGCCGAACGATCTCTCGTTCAGCGTGGATACAGGCGCGGCGCAGAAGTAGGGCGTCGTGGCATTTGCTGCACCGGAAGGGTTGGCGCTTCCGGGCGTGGCGAAGGTGGAGGAGTTTCATCATTAGACTTCCGGCCATTGTTGGATAGGCGTTATCCCCATCGTTTTCCAACGGGGGTCTTTTGGGTTTTTACAAAACACGGGGATTTGAAAACGTTCAGCTTTGTCCATCAAGTCCCAAATACTATTGCCAATCCAGTCTACCAGGTCAACGGTGTAGGGTTGGTGATTCAACAAGCCGATCACCAGCCAATCTAAATACTCTCCGATCCAGATTTCACCCATTACCGGTTCGCAGTAGGCAATGGTTTTTCCCGCCCTAACCGAGGCAGGTGTAAAAATTGCGCCTTCAGTATAGGTGGTCATGGCCCAGGTGTTTTTCGGCCAGACGGGAAACTTCTGCCAGAACTCGGGGAAGTGGGTGAGGATCTGGAATATGTGCCGGGGGTTGGCGGCGATGATTTCCTGCAAGCGGCGGACATCGGCGGGAGAGGCGTCGTTGGGTTCGGCACAGGATTGGAAATAGCAGCGGGGCTGTCCCTTCTGGGGGATCTTGGCGGCTCGTTCAAAGTGGGTGTGGGGCGAGCCCAGGCAGCACAATTTGCAGGGGATTTCCATGCGCCGGAACTGCGGGATGATTTGGTTGAACAGCCAGCAGTGGGTTTTGCAGCTGTGGCCGTCGCAGCCGAAAATTAGGTTTAAAGTTTCGCCCTGGAAGCCGGGAACGTTGACGGTGTCAATCGGATGGATTTTCACGTGATTTCCTTTCGGATTGCCTTAAAGGTTCCATCGGCGCGACGCACGATCAAGCCATGATTGACCAGCAGGCGCAGACGGTTGGAAACGGTGTGCACTTCGACCGCCAATTGCGCGGCGATTTTCATAGGCGCGAGTGGGTATTTGGCCTCTACCAACACTCCCAGGATGGAGTAATGTAGGTCGGTGAGTTCCCGACGCTGGCAACCACGATAATCTTTGGCTGGGGCGTCCAGGGCGGCAGCGACGCAGTAGGTCTGGCGGATAGGGATCATTGCACTTCCTTCCCTGAATTTAACATCCGGTCGAATTTGAAGGGAGCTTTGGGACCATTAATGAGGCGATCCATCGCGGCTGGGGGTAACTTCGATTGGGATAGGACCATGTTCGCTCCGAAGGCCTCTTCGAGGCTCTCCAAACCATGCACCAGGTTCATTACCCGTCCGTGGAGAAATTTGTGGATTGCCGCCATGCAGTCTATTGAGCGGTCGAACCAATCCACGTATTTTTCGACCATGATGTAGTACTCGGCCTTCGGATACCAGTAGATTTTCAGGCGGATGGAGGCGAATACTACTTTCTGCGTCTTCCCGCCGATGCTCTGGTGCCCCTCGTTGTGGGTAATCTGCAAGTCCTTATCAGGATCAGATCCCAGGTCGCGGGCGGCATTGCGGATCTGTTCGATTACCTTCTCCGTCGAGCGCATCTGAGTACGGAATGGCTCGGTTTTGCGGGGTGGGTGCATTGCTAATCTTCCTCGTTTTCCATGAACCGCTGATTCTCCTGTTCCTGGTCGGCCTTCAAGAGCTTGACTGCCATATTTCGAGCTATAGTGCCTAATTCAAAGCGATCTATGGGTACAGGTGCGATTTGTTCTGCCACTGCCCTGGATGTCCGTTCGTCAGTGATCGTAATGGCATAGATAGCGCCTTGGCCGAAGAGCTTCGTGTAGGCGGGGATCTCATCTATTTTCGGCACGTCCACGCGGACAAAGGAACAGCCGCCAATGACCTGCTCAGTCACTCGCCCGGCGATGCGGTTATGGCCGAAGAGTTCGATCACGGCCCACTGGTCAAATTGTTCAGGTTTGCTCATTCTTCCCTCGCTTTAATGGGTATGCGAATAATATGACCGCATGAGTGGCATTCCCACTGTCCGGAGTCACCGTCGGCATGGGGAGCGCCAATGGACATTTCAGATCCGCACTTCGGGCATTTCATGGGGTTGGTTCCTCCCGGCATTCCTGCTCTTCCATCTGGCGATCAAGTTCGTACTGTTCACGGCGGTGTTGTTGACGGCATTCTTCCTCGTGCCGTTCATTTTCCTCTTCACGGCGGCGGTCCTCCATCCGGCGTTCTTCGTCCTTCCGGCCATCAAAATAAGCCTGGTCACGCTCCCGGTCCGAATACTTATCATAATCGTAACTCGAGCGATGAAACCGGGCATCCTCGCGGCCATCATTGTAGGCATTGTCGGATCTATGATCAAGATAATGTCCCATACTCTCCTCTTGCTTCTGTTAGGTTTCCGGCCTATGAGTAATTTCCGGGTACAGATCATCTACCGGCCCGACAATTTCGACGGGAACCGGATCGGGGTTAAAGCAGCAGTGATCCCTGGCCTGCTGCTCTTCGCGGGCGAGGTTGGTTGCGGCGTCCAGGTACACCGGGCCCAGGGGCTTTTCCGGCGTCAAAGGCGCATTCGGTGTTTTCAGTTGGCGTTGCTCGCGCTCGGCTATCATTTCGCGAGCTTCTTTCCGGGCGGTTTCGAGGCTTCCCATGATCCCCTATTTTTTCAGTTCCTTAATGCTTTTGACCGGGTAAAACCTCCCGTCAATGTACAAGAAATCACGGATCTTGATTTCGGCTTTGCCCGGTCCGGTCGGAGTGACGTCCGCCAGTTCCTGAGGAACGTGCAGGGGGATAGGGGCCAGCAAACTATCAGCGACCGGATCGCCGGGCGTGATGCGTAGGGGTTTAGGCAACGGGCACCTCCTCGCGGATAAAACTACTACCAGCGAGTTCTTTGAGTTCGTCTATGAGATTCCGCACAACCGAATCGGCATCAATGCCGGATTCCAACCGGGCCGTGTTTAATGCAACACATATCTGTTGCCGCTCTTCACCGGCATAGCTTACGGTGAGAAATCCATCTAATTCTTCTGCGGCTATTTTCTCCATCAGCTTTTCCGGGGTTTCACCCTTTTTGAAGTACAGGCGAGGGGTGCAGTCGGCGCCAATGGAGGTACTCTTACCGTCATGGATCATGGTGAGCGTGGCACCTTCGGACTTCAGCTTGTCATGCAGATTCTGGACTTCGACGGCAACTCCATCCAGAAGGCTCGCCTGGCCATTTCTCTTCGGCGGTTCCTGGGTCATGGGGATGGTGGTCTGATTGGTTCCTAATTCAATCCCGGAGTCGTCAATCGTGAAGATGATTTGACGCTCTTCGTTGTTGGATTCGCAGAGCGCGAACATCTTCCTGGCGGCATTGCTGCCGATCCCCAACGGTCGGTTGAATTCAAAATGGATAGGGGCGGATTGATCGGCGGCGGCGACGGGAGTCAAAAATGCCTTGGCCATGTTGAATTCCCACTCGACCAATACTGCTGCGTCACCGGGCTTGCTCATGGTCAGGCAGAACGTGCGATCGCTGCCTCGGAGCTTGGCCTCTATCGTATTCGGCGCCGAGCCATAGTAATGCCAGAATTCCTCTTTGGCGTTGGCGTAAAATACGGCGAGCTGCTCAAGGGTGACGTTGGTTTCGATGACTACCGTCACGTTTTTGGAGGTCTCTTTGCTGTAGGGTTTGACAATCCCGACCTTGCAGTGCAGGGTGACGGAATCCTCGCTGGGTTCACATGCGGGGCAGGTCTGATTTTCAGATGGAATTACCGAATAGCATTTCGGGCAGACCTTGACGTTGGCCTTCGGCGCAGGTTCGAGGGGTTCAGCGACCCGGTACGGTTCCCCGGTCAATCTTTCAAATTCCTCCGGTGTTACCATCCCGATTCCAACCTGGCGGCGGAGTTCAGCAGTTTCGTCTTGTTCTGCCTGCACGAGTGGGGATTCGGTTTCTACCGGCTTTTTCTTGCGGGGTTTGGGCTGTTTGATTTTTTTTGCCATGATCGTTCTCCTGGGCGGTTAGTTTAAAGGATTTTTAACTGGATATTCTTCCCAAATTCCGCTAATGATTTATCTCGCTTTTTTGAGTTGCATGGCCGACAGCAAGGGACAACATTTTCTTTTATATGTTGCCCACCTTTACTTATAGGGATCACGTGATCCTGACTTAGATTATCAGATTTTATCCCGCAGTAAGCACAGCAATTATTATAAGCGGCTTTGATGTTTTCCCAATCCTGAAGTGTAAGGGAAACAATAGAAACTCCGCTCTTTTTCATGCGATGCTTTCTGGTTTTTTCGCGTTCTGGTTCGATATTAAGCTCGCGATATTTGCGCGAAGCGGCACGATGAGCTTCGGGGTGAGTTTTGTTGTATTCGATAGCATAGGCACGGTATGATTCAACATTTTTCCACCGGTGTTTTATTGCATATTCTCTCGTTTTTCCCCGATTTTCTTCTCGCCATTTTGAGCGGTAGCATTTAAGGGAACAAAATCTCTTCCGTATGTTTTCTGTGGTAAATTCCTTACCACAGCCTAAACAATTCGCTTCATGGATTTCAGAGGGATTAGACATTTTCAGATCTCCTAAACGCAGAAAGCCCAGTCCTGCTTACGCTCGTGGAGCGTCGGTATCCTCGCGGAGTACCGGGACTGGGCATTATTATAAACTGAATTTCCGGAGTAACGCCCCGGAAAGCGCCACGATGTAAGCACCAGCAATGTAACACATTCTGCGTTAAAAGTCAAGGGATTTGTGATGATATTTCTCTGCATTATAAGTCTCTAAAATTGATACCCCAAGACTGTTGAGTATTGTCCTTCCGGCTTGACCAAGATCCGGCGGGGTTTTTTGAATTGGTTGATCATGCGCAGCGCTTCCATGACTGTGCGGGGGATTTCCGCCTCGGCTATGCCATGTTGGGTAAACCAGATTTTGACTCGCATCTGAGCGTATTCGTTGGGGGATTCCACGGCGATCCATTTGTACACCGTCTTGCCGCCTTCCACCGTGTAGGTACAGCGCAATGTAGGGGGCTTGCTGGCGTCTTTCTGCGCCCGGCTATAGAAAACATCCCTGACCCTAATCCAGCCGTCCAGAGGCCTGTCTGTGGCGTTTTCTCCATCGCTCAGGATGGACAGCGCGGCGGCCCTGGGCGCGTGTTTGGGCTTGACCGGCCAGATATAACCGCAGTCGGGGCAGGTGTGGAACCCGGCGAAAATGATCGAGTCGCATTTCGGACAGACCTTGACCGGCGCAATCCCTCCGCCCTTGCCGCGAGGTCGTTTGGGATCCACGCGGTCTATGGGACCGTGATAGGCAATGTTGCCGGAGAAATCCAGACAGAGGAAATTCGGCTTGACGCTGGCGGCAATGGCGGCCAGACGCTCCTCGACGGTTGCGATATTGGAGTTGAATCCAGGCGGCCAGACGTTACGCATTCCCCGGCCTATGATCTGCACATACAGTCCCGTTGATTTAGTAGGCCGGAGCATAACCAGCAGATCCACGCCGGGGGCGTTGAAACCGGTGGTTAAGACGTCGCAGTTGGTCAGTGCCTGAATGGTCCCCGCCTTGAAATCCTGGATAATTCGGTTACGCTCTTCGCCGGGGGTGTCGCCCGTCACGCAGGCGGCGGCTATCCCCCGGCGTATCAGAGCATCACGCACATGGTGAGCGTGTTTGACGCCAGAACAGAATAACAGCCAGGATTTGCGGGTTTTACCGTATTCAAGAATCTCTTCTAAGGCGGAGCTGGTAAGCTGCTCTTGATCCATGGCCGCTTCGAGTTCCCCGGCCACAAATTCACCGCCTCGGGTGTGGACTCCGGTCAGGTCGTATTCGGTGTGCGGTTTTTTGCTGACCGGACGAGCCAGCCAGCCCTCGTCTATCAGGCGGCGGACCGGGATCTCAAAAGCAACATCGGTAAAAACCCGGTCGTCACCCTCGGTGAGCAGGCCGGAATCTAAGCGGTAATGAGTGGCGGTAAAACCGATCACTCGTAAATCTGGATTGCGGCCTTTCAGATCATTGATAAAGCGCCGGTACATCGTGTTAGAATTCCGGGGAATTAAATGACATTCATCAACTAATATTTCATCCGGGATTAAGAACCGATGGGCTTTGTCGTGAACACTCTGGATTCCGCAGAACGTGATGGGGAAGCCGGCTTGCTTGCGCTTTAGTCCGGCGCTGTAGATCCCAGCCGGAGCCCAATTCCAAAGTGATTGCAACTCTTTGAAATTCTGCTCAATTAGTTCTTTGACGTGGGTCACGATCAAACATCGGTAGCGGTTGGTGGTAGCCGCCATGCGCTTCTGAATGTGAGTCGCTAATAAAATGCTCTTGCCGCTGCCGGTCGGGGCACAGATGATGGGATTCCCGACCGGGTGCTCAGCCAGGAACTTATCCAGGGCCTCGTCAGCTTCCTGTTGGTAGGGGCGTAATTCCAGGGCGGCCATTTAATTCTCCGGGGTCGGCTCGTTGTAATTATCCCAGGCGACTTTACCGTCTTCGATGACGATTCCAACCTCGCCGGATTCATCAACGCACTCGGCCCAAACCTGGAAGTCATTGTCTATGGCGAGCTGCTCAATGATAGCCAGATTGGCCCGGTCTAATAGCGAGGCGTTGCGGATCAGGATCACTCGCAGCGTGGGGTTTAACGCCATGGCCACGGCCATGCTTACGCGTAGTTTTTCCGAGTCTGAGGCCTGGCTAAACGGGAGGTCGTTGTAGGTGACCAGGTCGTCACCCAGGGAGAGGCCGGGCACGGGGAAGGTGGCTTTCTGCAGGGCGGCGGTCCGGTCGGAGTCCATCCGGTCGAGGTCAGCAGTAAAACCGTCCGCTGTCATCTGAACCATTTCCAGGTCGGCTTTTAAGCGACGGTAATTGGCGGCCTCCCGGATGGCCTGGTTGGTCTGGCTGGCTACTTGGATGCGCTGATTGATGGCTGTCGTGTCGGGATCTTCCAGGGTCGCTATATCCGCAGCGAATGCATCCCAATCTGCTTTCTGCTGGGATAGATTGGCCTTAGCTTTCAGGAGTTGATCTTCCAGGTTGGTCACTACATCTTGCAGCCGTTCGTATTCTTTGCGAGCCGTAAATTCAAAACGCCGCTTTGTGTCATTCTCCCGGATCTGGCTGTTGGCGACTTCAAGTTCCTGGGTGATGGCCAGCAGATTGATTTCTGATTCCGGTAAACCCTCGGGCGGTGGAGTCTTGTCGGTGAGCTGCACTTCCAGGCGTTTAATTTCCCGGTTGGCGCTGGTGCGCTCATCGAACGTGGCTTTGCGGTCCAGCTTCCATTTTTTCAGATCAATCCCCAAGTCCACCAGACCGGCCAGGGTGGTAAATTGCTCTTCAGGTTTCATGGCAGCGAATGCCAAGGGGTCAAAGGCCAGCTTGCCGGTGATGTCATTTAAGATCGCCTGGGGTGTAGCGTTGCGAGCAACGCCGGGTTTGGGGGTGACTTTCAGGGTGGTTTTGGTGGCGTCGTGGGGGTCGGTGAAAGTTCTGGTGACGGTATAATCGCCGATGTCCACCACGATACTCCCCTTTTCGGCGCCTTCCCGGATGGGCCTGTCCGGCACGGCCTTAGACCCGGTGAGCACCATGGCGATGGCGTCAAGGGTGGAGGATTTCCCCTGGGCGTTGGCGCCGGTGATTTGCACCAGGTGCTCAGGGGGGGTAATTTCAATCGCCTGCAGGCGTTTGATGTTTTCAGCGGTGAGTTTGATGATGCGTAACGACATGTTGTTCTCCCGGATTAGTGTAGTGTTTATTTAGGTTCGATCCAGTATCGTGGATCGCGGCGTTCCGGCGGCAAATTGCGGATAGCCTCCTCGTTTTCGTGGAACCGTTTTAACAGGCCCGCCAATTCCGCCAAGGGTTTTTCAGAATGGCATTTTATCCTGTGTGGGGGTGAATTCTTCGGGTTCATCGGATTCTCCCTGGGATTGTTGGATTCCAGTTTGGAGCGTAAACCGCCCCGTGGTCACATTGTAATCGTAATCCATGCGTTTCAAGGGTCCATAAATGCGGTCCTTCACCAGGTCCAGCGTTACCTCCAGGGTGGATATTCCCTCTTCCCGGCCTGCTGGGGATTGCAGTAAAAGCGCCTGGTCGGTGTCCTCCTCGAGGTTTCCGCTGTCACGGAAGTCGGACATTTTTAGCCAGATCTTCTTGCGCGGATCCTCCCGCCCCTGGATTTTATTGCGGAATTGGTTGTCGCGGCTGACCTGGGACAACGCAATGACAGGCAGATCGAAGTTACCCGCCATAGTTTTCAGGCGGGTGCTGGTATCACCGGTAGCCTGGTAACGATTGATTTTGCCATTGGCGGCGGCGGACCGGGCAATCAGTTGGAGATAGTCCACGATGATCAGCACCGGCTTGACGCGATGATAAGCTTGCAACAGACGGTTGTACAGCCGATCAATATCACAGCCGATGGCGTCCAAAATCCAGAGTTGCGAGGTTGCCACTTGCACCATGCCGTGTTGGAAATGCAGGTAATCGCCCTGGGACATTCTTCGAGCGAAGGTTTTAATGGGTAGGCCAGTGTGGTAGGTGATGGACCGCATGGCGAGTTGTTCGGCGGCCATCTCTGCGGTTGCGAAAATTACCGGGTTTGATTCGGCTACATGGTTGGCGATTTGCAGAGCCAGGGTAGTTTTTCCCGTCGAGGTTCTGCCACCTATGAGTGTCAACGATTTTTTGGGTAGACCGCCCGGCATGACGGAATCCAGCACCTCTAATCCGGTTTTAACGCCGGGCGGAACAGTGATCTGCAGGGTCTCGCGATCTTCGACGTTTTGAATAATTTGGCTGGCCAGAGCGGGCAGGCTATAAAGCTTCTGGCTGTCTCCATCTGCGCTGCCGGTCGTAACTATCTCAGACAGCCAACCGAGTATCTCTTCAGGGGTAGATTGCGGGGTAATCTTGAGTTGCGCCTTGCGAATTTCCAGTTGCAATTCCCGTATCCGGCCCAGGCGATATACGACCTCTGCGGCTCTAACGCCATTAAAGGGCGTATCCCGGAAGTTGCTGCTGGTTATCTCTGTGATCCAGAGCCAAAGGTCTTGATTGGTTTGCAGATTCAGGGCGTCATAAATGGTGGTCAGATTGACCGGTTTCCCGGACCGCCACATCTCCATGGCCTTTGTAAATACCTGGCGGTTGTTCTGAGTGATGAAATGCTCGGGCTGTAAATGGCAGACGCGGGGGAATATATACGGCTCACGCTCATCGTCGAACAGCAGGGTAGCTATTACCTGGTCTTCGAGTTGCTTGTTGATGAATTGGGGATCGAGAATTGTCCCCTTTAAATCGTTGGCCATTTATCCGCCGAATCCCATAGGTGGGTAACCCTTGTTGTCCAGGAATTTATCATCATGCTCAGCGCAAAGCTCGGTGATGATTTTCGAGGCATATTTAAACACCCCCATGCGGTTTTTTGAGTAGGGCGCGCCGCGCAACTTGGCCTGAATTTCCCCCTCAACCTGGGCGAGCAGTTTTTTGATCAGCTTCAAATTGGTTGTGCCGGCATTCTTGGCGAGTAGTTTTATTTCTTCATCGTTAAAAGCAAAGCCAGCAAAGCTTAGCTGAGCTTTTTCACCCCCGTTTCCCTCGCGCGCGCGTCCTGGAGGCTCCTCCTCCTCCGGTAGGGTAGCTGGTTTATGTTTACTCTTCTCTTCTCTTCTGCTTAGCTCTGGAGTCGAACGGTCTAATACTGGTCGCCGAATGGTCGCCGAATGGTCGGGGAATAGTATAGGAATGTTCTCCGAATAATCGTAGAATGAAAGGATATTATTTGGGGTTGGGTAACGGTAGTATTTTTTCTCAATTTTTTGGTGACGATGCCAGCCAGTAACAAGCAAATATCTTTTATTATCAATAACATAATCGTACAATAATCTCTCTTCTGGATTCCCCTTTAGAAGCTCTTCTATCATGTTTTCGATGTCCTGGAGTGTGAAGGAATCTCCAGGGAATATTTCCATTTTCAAAGTCTTGGCGGAGTGGGGATGGATGCCGTTATCGTCACAAAAGTTCAGTAAACCGATGAACAGTAGCCGAGCGTTCGGCGTACAGTCGGCGACTCGCTCTGATGCCCAGAATTCGGGTTTTATGATCCGTTGACGACTCATCCAGATTCTCCTATGCCGGGGCCGTCAGCGTGTGACGACCCCGGCTGCTGTGGGGTTATAGTAGCGTTCCTGCTGGTGCTGTAGCAGGCGCCGGCGTTTCGTTTTCCGCGATATATTTTGCCAGCTCGGATGGGACCTTCATGTCGGGCAAGTTCTGGATAAATTCCAGAGCATCTCGCAGTAGATTTAGACGGGTTTTACTGGCGTCCAAGAGCAGTTGGAGGTCACGGCGGCTCACGTCAGCGTAGCCGTCGTTTCCGGTTGCTATTTGCACGTAGCGCAGGGCGACCGCATCGTGCACTTCCTTGACCTTAATTCCCCCATCCGCACGGAGCCAACCGACCAGAGTATTGCGGAGCAATTTGCCTTGATCAGCGCCTATCGGCTCGTCCATATTTATCGGGTCGGCGGGAGGGGCTTTTTGGGGTGGTTGAGGGGGCGGCGCGGCTGCTGCAGGTGACGGCGTTGATTGACTTCCGTTTCCGCCGTCCGGGTTGGCGGGATTGGGGTGGTCTATCTTCCATTGCTTTAGGATCGCATAGGCCTCATTTTTTGTCCCCTTGAACTCGGAAAGTGACTTGACGTTTAGGGCGGCATGGGCGGTGTTCTCATCCAATCCGCTATCATACACAGTTTTCCAGAAACTCTTGCGGGTGGCTTCGTTTTCGATCCAGTGGGGAGCGGCGGGTTTGGTCGGCGATTTTGGGGGCGGAGGATTTTTGGCTTCGGGGCGTTTCTGGTCATTTTTCTTATCCGATCCAGCAGCCGCGTTCCCGTCATCATCTTCTGCTGGGAGGCAGACCATAGCCATTAACGCATAGCGCCGAGCGTAACTGATGCATGATCCCCATGATTGCGGGTCTTGGCTGGGAGTAAAGGGACCGTCCTTGACGCGCTTCCCCGGAGTCATTATGATCGTGCTGGAAATCCATTGCCCCGAGGTGTGTAATAGAATTGTCTTGACGATCACTTTTTCCGTGTCAGGGATAATTTGCTGTATCACGGATAACTCATTTGAAGTGAGCGGATCTCGTATGGTTTTCCAGACGCTATCAAGTGACGCATAGACGGATGAGTAGTAAAGATTTTTCGTGTCCTTCGGTGCGGATTCCATTTTGGATTGCGCCGCAGATAGGGCTTTTGCCAGTTCTGAAATCTCCTCTGACCTATCGGGTGGAGATTTCGTGATTTCTCCGGTATTTAGATTTACTTCTCCCATGGTACTCTCCCTTTTTTGTGTAGTGGTTTGCATTAATCCCGTTATGACCGGCCGGTATTCAATCCGTCGCCGGTCGTAATAAACACCCTTCAGTACAGGTCGCCAGCTATATCCGGCGGCCACAAACATGCCGATAAATATCAAGTCGCTGTCAAATAGTTAGGATCGTTGGATTTCGCATCAGTTGCAGTGTCGGTGTCACAGGCGTCGTGGATCAGGCAAGTTTCTCCATTGTGTTCAACGGTGTGCCAGTAAATGTCTCGTGCGGTGCAGATTAAGTATCCACATACTATGCAGGGTTTAAACATTGGAGCGCTCCTTATTTGTCTTCAATCGGAATTGGGAGGGGCTCGTTATAATGGAAATCGTCCATGCTCTGCTCGAAACGTGCCTGGTCCCGCAGGTCTGCCAGCTCCTCGGCGAACAGGCCGCCGTGAGGGATAATTCTGTCGCTCTCGCGAGGTAGGCCCGACGGGAACCGAGCAGAAAGAAAACGCGGGTGATCTTTTTTCTCCGAGGCAACGAGGCAAACGTAGCAGCTAAGTTGATTATCAGCGCGGGTATAGCCGCACCGAGGGCATTTAATCGGCATCGTCGTCCTCGCTGGTGGGCTGTGGGACCGGTTGGATTCCGTGACGCCTGGTCTCCTCGGGCGGTATGCCGTCGGAGTCCAGGTCGTCAACGCATTCCTGGTGTGCTATCAGACCGTGCGATGGTTTTCCTTGGTCGCCGCCTATATAGCTGGTTAAAGAGGCCCCAAACGCGGCATGGTGCAGGTTTTCGACAGGGTCGCCGCAGATACTACAGACGGGCGTTAAAATGCTCACGATATTTCCCCCTTATTAAGTGTCCCCGGCGACGGTTATCTTCCGTCGTGCAACTTAAAGTGTATCGGTTGCCGTGTCTACCGAATCGCCTTCGCCGGGGATTGGTTGATTAGCTCGTAAGCCACTGCCAGAACTTTTTGATGCAGACGGACAAGGGCGCGCCGTGGTAACTTTCGATGATTGCGAACTGGCCCTGAACGAATCCTACCGGATCATTCTCAATGTCCTGCTCGGACTTGCTTTCAGCGTCGGCTTTTAGGGCATTATAGCAGGCGGTGGATAGCTGGAAATCATCAGCCTGGAATTCCACGCCCATGCGGGCGGCGTAATCAGATAGATACAAGGTTCATCTCCTTTCTTGGGGTAGATTAAGTTCTATGGTGGTCAGATCTTCCGGGGTGTGACCGGAGGTGGCTTCGATAAGTTGTTGCTGGAGGTCCCGGCCGATTTCTCCCAAGTCAATCAGATTATTAGCGAGCTGCTGGGCGGTACCGAGTTCGACGCGGTTAGCCTCTTCGATGGCAGCCAAATCAAGCTGATGGACTCGGCCCAGGCTAATAAGGGCATCCCTTAGCAACCGGTCCAAAGAACGCCGGGGCCGGGGCCGAGTCTCGAATAGTTGTATCAGGTAATTTTTCAGGGAGGATAAATCGTAGCCGCGATGCAGCATGAGTCTTATCACGTCGGGGAAATGGCGGAGGGTCATGCTGCCGGTTTGGTTAAACCAGGAACGCACGGTAGAGAGGGCTGGGCCGGAAGGGGCCAGGGCGTCATGAATTAACAGGGGGAGGTTTTGAAAGCGGACAGGATCGCTTTGCGCGATGATTTGGAAGTATTCGGTAAAGCCCAAAAACATACACTCTCCGGCTGTAAATTGAGGGACAATTGTCCCTCGAATTATTGTGGCTTTTGGAGAATAAATGTATTAATTTTTTAGGTGAGAGAATAGGCGAGCAGCAGTTGAAATCTACTCCCCGGAATGCCCGGAGGGGGTGCGCTGAATGTCGCGAATCAAATAGATCGCCAGGCCCAGGAATAGGGCCGAAACCAGCATGACGGTCACCCAGGTCATGAATGCCTTGGGTAACCATGACCACCCGGCGGATGTGGCGACGCTGCTCAGGCCGGCTATCACCAGGGCGTATCTGAGTTCGATCCATCTCATGAGGCTTTCCTCCCGAGGGTAAGTTTTTTGGGATAGACGATATGTTCGTTAATCCAGAAATCCAAATCCACGACGCGGATGTGAACCTTTGGCTTGCCACGCTGGCCGGTACCGGGGGATTCAACTTTTGGCAAGTGGGGCCAAATGTGAGCGTAGAAATACGCCCGGCTGTAGCCCGATAATTTCCAGGCGTCTTCACCGGAGACGGTTTTAACGCCGCTGAGTTGTAGCCCGGCCTGAAATCCCGCCAGGAACAGCATCAGTTCCGGGTTAGCCTTGCTGAACATCGGCAGGCTTAGGCGCTGGTTTACGAACGGGGGTGCAGGTGATGATGATGTCATCACCCTCTTGTTCGATCTTGCGGAACACTCTGGGGCCCATGAGGGCAGCTACAAAGGCTGGGACGTAGAGGGCAAAACCATTCGACCCGGCAGGGCTAACCGAACGCTCCTTGGCGTCTAACAATTTTCTTGTGTTTTCCATTGCATTCATCTTAATTAGTGAGTATATTAGCCGATTAGAGCCAAAGAGAGCCTTAAGCTGTCTTTGGGTTGTGAATCCCTGGTCGTCTGCCGTCCTGCGAAGATAGAAGGCGGCCAGGGGGATTTTAGATTTATTCCGGGATAGTTACTCTTCGCTTGAGCGTTTCGCTGTTGTAGGTAGCTGGAACCCAATGGCCGGGAAATTTACCGGCTGATTTAATCGAGAACATGCAAAGGTGAGAGGTCTGTTCAAGTGGCCCGAAACAAGTTGGGCATTTCAAATAGCTCAGCGTCCCATCCTGGTGTTCAATCGTAAGCGGTTTATCTTTCTTCCAGGTCCAACGGACCTTACAGACGGTGCATTTCGCTTGCTTTGCCATGACTTTCTCCCGGTTGATTGAATCAGTGACGCCTTTAATTTAATATAGAATCAATCACAAGTCAAGTAAAATCTCAGAAATTTTCAGGAATTGTTTGTTATTGCGTTTCACGTGAAACAAAGATCTTCCCTGTATGGCTCTCGTAAATGACAATTTAAAGTATTTAAGGGAGTTAGCTGGGCTAACACAGGTGGAACTATCTAAAGAATTGGGATTCGGGAGCACTGGGGTTGTGGGCAACCACGAAACCGTAACTGAATTTTCTAAAGGCACCGCCCTAAAAAACTACTGCAATTTTTACAATGACTTTGAGGCGATCAAAAAACAGACGGGGGAATTAACCCCGGATCGGCTGCGAAATGAGAACTTGCGCGAAACAGTGAGGCGGATGATAGATTTGGGAATGGTCGCCCGACCGTTAGGCCCGGTAGAGGGGTTCAGAACTTCGGAGATTGCTCGTGACAGCGAGGCACAGTATCAGCAAAAGGCAGACGAAGAGATCCCTCCTGGCCTGTCCGACCTGCTGGCAGATGAAAAAACGATGCTTTTAATGCGGGTAACGGAAGAGGAAATCGCTATCTTGAAGGGAATCCGATTCGCGCCGGGGCGTTACCAGCCAACGAAGGGGTTTTACATAGACGTGCTTTTCGATTTGAGGAAAAACAAGGAGGAGTGATGAAGGCGAAAACAGAACAACCTCAAATGCCGAGCCTTAAGGATGATTTTCTTGATATGTTTCCTGGACTTAAAAGCCCAGTTCAACGTCCCGAAATGATCTGTCCGCATTGTCAGGCCAAGGGTCAGATAACTACAAAAACAGTAAAGCGTAAGGCGGGTTTAGATGGCGGTAAAGTGGTAGGCTTTTTGATTGGTTTAGCTGCCAGTTTTATCTTCCTGGGCGTGACTGTGGCGATACTTTGGATTTGCCTGGGGGTGTTCGCCAGTTTCACCTTAAAAAAGAAAGCCACTGAGGCGAATTGCCAAAACTGTAAGGCGGTTTGGTCGTTTTAACCCCGGAGTATCCCATGAAAGCTCGAATCATAACGTTGCTCCTGTTGGCTATTTTACTATCTGGATGTGCCGGTCCCATTATGACCCCAGCCCTGTTTACTGATGTGAAAGCTCCAATGCTTAATGTGGCTTACTACGGAGCTACCACGCCCAATATGGATAAAATGGGTACGGCGGAAGCTACTTCATTCCTCGGCATACTATTGGCCGGCGACGCGAGCATCGAAGCTGCTATGGCAGATGGGAAAATTACCAAATTGCATCATGTGACCTATCGCCAAGGGTCGTTATTTTTTATCATCTCTACCTATACGATCATAGTTTATGGCGAATAACCCATGGCCTTCTTGTGCGGATGTTCACCAGTTCTTAAATCTTCAAAATTCCTCAGAAAACACTTGACTTATGCTTGACTTTATATTAAATTGTCTTACAGCGGACTGGCTCTGTTCCATACAAACAGAGACGACACCAGTGAAGGGATAACTTTATTATCCCGCCTCACCGAAGGGGGCGACCTATCTGGCCGCCCCCTTTTTTCTACTATCCCCCGGTAGTTCAGATGGATAGAACACCAGTCCGCTAAACTGGTTGTCGTCAGTTCAAGTCTGACCCGGGGGACTTTTACCGAATAGATTGGCTGTCTCGCGAACAATAGATATACGCTGGATTCCCTGAAAAGTTGCCGCCATGTCTTTTCTCCGCAAACGCAATAAAGTCTATCACCTGTACTGGAAAGACGAAGCGGGTGGCCAGGATAGCCGCAGCTTGCATACCGGCAATAAAACCCTGGCCCTGGAGATCAAGAAGCAATTCGACGAGGGCCGGGTGCGCGATATGTTCGGTCTGGCTACACCTGTACCCATCGGCAAGCTGATTACCTCCCGGTTAGATTCTCTGGCCAAGCCGGGCACTCGTAAACGCGAGCAAAGTGTTTACAACGCCTTCAAGGATTTCCTGGGGAATACGGACACCGCGGCGATTAATCCGGCGCTTTTTGAACGTTATAAAACCCACCGCTTGAGCCTGGGGCTATCCCCCAACAGCCTGAATACCGAGTTGCGTCACCTGCACCGGTTATTCACCTGGGGGGAGGAGAATGGCCTGTGCCGTTCGGTGAAAATCCGCAAGGTCAAACCGCAGAAGCATAAACCCCTGGCGGTCACCTTGGCTGAGATCAACCGAGTCTTCGAATACATAGCGATTGTCCCGCTTGCCTTAAGGCCCCAGGAGAATATCCAAGACGTCACCCTCTGGCGGTTGTACTGGAAAACCCTACTGCGCCTCTACCTGCTGACAGGCGGCCGTAAATGCGAAGTGGGGTTGCTGCATTGGCAGGATATAGATTTCGACCAGGCGGCGGTCATGTTTACTGATACGAAAACCGATGAAGATCGCCCTATGCCGATCAAGGCAGACCTGTTGGAGGAGTTGAAAACCTTGCGTCAAATGACTCAGGCGAAAGACGACGATTTGATAGCGATGCACAATCCGAATCAGATTTTTGTGCGCATCAAGGGATTCATGCTGGCAGCCGGCATTCCATTATCCAAAAAGCCCGGCCTGCATGTGCTGCGTCGAACCTTCGGATCTTACCATTACCGGCTGGGAAAAGATCTGCTGGCCACTAAGGAGGCTCTGGGTCATTCCGAGAGCAGAACCACCGAAGCCCATTACATAGACACCTTAGAACAGGTACGCGAGCAGGTGGAAAAACTGCCCTTTTAA